AATGCAAGTTCCGTCTACCGTTGCGCCCATTTTGATGAACTCTTCTTTTTTTGCTGTAACAATTGCCAGGCACTTCTGCTGGTCAGTGTAATGCGCGTACTGCTGAAAGAACTCGCAGTGCCCATTCATGCAGATGTAGAGGACGGGAATGAAAATGCTCATTTTCCACTCCGCATTTCGGCCAGCTTCTCGACGGTACGTCCACCAAAGTACGCACCCATAATCAGCATTCCCCAGTTACCCAGCAGGGTCACATAGGACTCATTGGCGTTGTAGCCGTATGCCGACATCATGGCAAACAGGAAATAGCCGCAGAAAATAGCAATCAGCGACATTGGCCGGATGTTCTTAGACAGCCATGAGTCGCTAGACATATCCGCTTTCCAGCGGTCGGTGATGTTGTTGGCGTCAGCCTGTGCCGCTTTTGCGTACAGCTCCAGTTCAGCCATCTCCAGCTTGGCCTTCTCGATGCCCAGCTCAATCAGGCGCTCCTCGTGGTCATACTGCAACTCGCGCAGCTTCTCAACGTCAGCCGGAGTAGGGTTATCGGGAATCTTCACGCCAAGAGTGTTCTCGACCACCTCTTTGCCTTTGGCCTGGATAGCGGAGGACAGGAGTCCTAGACCGCTTTCCGCAAGAGTGCCGAGTAATGCGCCGAGTATTGGAATCATCAGAAACCCCTGTTCATAATAACGTTAAACGTGATGCTCACCAGTGGGACAACGATAGCGGATGCGCCGGAGATCCAGAGTGTGTTCATAATGATTGCCACTTTCGCTTCCTTGTCCTTCTGCTTTCTTTCCGACTCTTCTCTTTCAAGTGTGTTGCGCTCCTTAATCATCCTGGTGCGCTCTGCCATCATCTCTTCCCAGACCGGAGCATTGCCACTATAGAAGAGGATGTCCTTCAGCTCCTTCTCATGCTCTCTCAGTGCCTTTGACGCCAGTGCAATCTGGAGAGCCTCAGAACTGATCTGAGCATTCGTCTTTCCTATTGACGCAATCCTGGCCTTGCTGCTTGCTAGGTGTACCGTATCTGCCGCTTGGTAGAAACTGCTGAATTCTTTGTATAGGCCGTGTATATCTTTACCAAGGGCTACCGCTTTTTTATGCCTGCCACCGCACCCTGGGCAATAGCAAAGGCCGTGAACGGATCAATCATTTCTTGTTCACAACTACCCAGCGGCAGATGCGTCCGTCTTTGTCCATAAATTCATTTGCGCCCATCGTCTTGTCCTCATCTTTCTTAGGGATACGACAAACCAAAACCGTCTTTGTCTCAGTGCCAGGCCACGGGCTTTCCGCTGATGCGAGCAGAGAAATCACTTGTCTACCTTGGAGTCCAGCCGGTCGAACAATCGCTCTAGGGTCGCGTCAATCCTGTCGAACCGATTCTCAATGTCCTTCTTGGTAACGTAGTTCTTTGGCAAGTCAACTTGAATTGCCTGGATGTCATCTTTTAGAGACTTCACAGAATTCCATATCTCTTTGCACCACCATCCAACGGCGACCAGAATTGCTCCACCCACGAAGTTGAATAATGGCTGGAATTCCATGTTATGCCTCCAATGCGGCGATACGTTCTGTCAGGGAAGTGATGAGTGCTTGCTGTTCTTGGATAGCTGCGGTCAGGGTTGCCACCAAGAAAGAAACGTCCATGCCTTGGTGTATAGGCTTTCCATTAGCGTCTACTGCGTCCTTCTCGCCTGTAACTGCATGGGGGCATACCTCAGCCAATTCATGGGCAATAAATCCCTCGCCATCAGAGCCATCTATTTTCCACTTGTAAGTTACAGGTTTGAGTGCGGCAACTTTTGCCAGAGCGCCTGTCATTGGCGCAATGTCTTGCTTTAGACGATAGTCAGAAGATATGTTGTAAGACGTTAAGGAGCCACTAGTTGCAATACTTCCAACAGCATCGCTGCTGGAATTACCAAATATAAACATACTTTGAGATGCGCTTGTATCCGTTACTTTTAAGTATTGCCCACATTGAAATGCAGTAGTAAATTGCGTATTTAATTGCGCTGAAAATGTTGCATTTGATGTATTGTTAATGCGTACCACGCCGCTGGAGTCGATACGCATAACCTCCGCACCGCCTTCAGCAAAAGCAATGGTGTCAGCCTCAGGGAAGAAGATGCCGGTATTGGTGTCGCCTGATGTAGTGATGGCTGGTGCTGCTGCTGTGCCAGCTTGTACCGTTGTAACTCCAGTGGCAGATACAGTGGTAAATGCGCCAGCCGCAGGGGTAGTAGCGCCTACAGTGCCGTTCATTACCGCACCCGTCAGCGTCTTGTTTGTCAGCGTGTCGGTAGTCGCCCGACCAACCAGGGTATCTGTAGCCGCAGGCAGCGTAAGGGTTGTAGTGCCAGCAACCGCAGTGGCTTGCAATGTGGTAGTGCCTGATGTAGAACCAGCAAACTTAGTCGCACCAGCAAGCGTGATTGTCTTGCCAGTCCCAATGTTCAAACCGACGCTGGTTCCGGTTCCAGCCGCATCAAACACCGAGTCAATTAACCCCATGTCCGTATTTATCTTTGTACCCCAAGTGTCAGTTGAGGCGCCTACCTCTGGTTTGGTAAGGAGTAGGTTTGTCGTTGTCGTATCAGCCATGATTTACCTCTATGCGGCTTCTTGCCACGTTGTTGCATTATCGGATATATCTGCCCATGTTTCACTGGTGTCAGATACCGGCGTCCATGTCTCGGATGTGTTGGCAATAGCCGTCCACGTCTCCGATGTATCGGGTATCGCACCCCATGATTCGGAGGTGTCAGGTATCGCGCCCCATCCAAATCCAATCACTGTCCCAACCGCACCAGTTGCGCCGTTGCCAATTATCTCAATTGATGTGACATTTGAAACAGTGCCAACTGATCCCGTTCCGCTGACTCCGGTGATGGCCTGGAACGATATGACCTCGCCGGTCATAGTGCCTACAGCACAAGTGGCGGTATTACCAGTTGCGGCCAAACTTCTGCTGCTGGTGACAGTGCCTGGAGAGAGTGTTGTACTGTTACCGGTTGCATCTATGGCCGCGCTCTGAGTGAAGCTGCCAACCGACAGGGTTGCAGCGTTCCCTGTGACTGCCGCCGTAGTGCTTGGCGCTACAGTTTCAATGGATGCCGTAGATGCGTTGCCGGTGATGGCGACTGAGTACGTTATGCCTACAGTTCCGACATTGCCGGTTCCAATCGTCCCATCTTCTTGGATTGAAACATCAGCCAGCAGTGTCCCGATGGCAAGAGAAGACTCGTTGCCAGAGATGACAACATTGCCTATTCCATAGACACCAATGCCGTAGTAGCCTGTACCGTATGCAGCCACGGCGCTGCTCCTTCAGTTACGCCAGCCGGATCAGGCCGGTGCTGGAGTCGTTGGTTGGCATAGTCAGAGTAAACGTACCGGCGGTAACAGTCTGCGATCCAAATGTGTGGACGCTCACCGCCTTGTTGCTCTGAGTCGAGTTGTAGATTAGGACCGCGTCAAACGCCGTGGATAGCGTGACGTTGCTAAAACTGATGGACGCGCTGGGCGTGATAAACGCCGTGGTGCTTGTCGACGACGGTGCAGTGCCAAAGGTGACCGTCACGCCACCGGCGGTATAGCCAGTACCGGATACCTCGTTGGTGCTGCTGTAGGCGGTTGTGGATGCGTTAACGGTGGCGCTTGCCAGGTACAGAGCAGCCTTGAATGTGTCGGCGGTGGATGCGGTATGCGCTGGCACTCCGGTCCCGTTGAATGCGTGTACGGCGTTGAGCAAGTCAACCTTGAACGATGTACACATTGCTTGCGTGTTTGCCATGTCTTATCCAATCATTTGAGTTATGCCCTCGCTGAACACATTGCGCTTCAGCACAACATGGACAGACCGATGCACCATTTCACCATTTAACCAGTATTCGGTGAACGAAATTGTTTCGTTGTCAGTCTCGTCTGAACCCTCGCGCTTTTCCAGCAGCGAGTCATCCATCTCACCCTTTGTGGTGGTAACTATCATCCGAATGTCCTTGCTCTTGCCATCAGAGCGCCGCCCGTCATGGACCCGCGTTCATCAGACAGGTTAAGTGCGTCGATACCCTTCTGATACAGCCCAGCCCATACCTGGATTCTCGCATCATCTTGGAGGTACGGCGCGGCCTGGAGCAGCGAACCGTAAAGGTAAACGTCGGGCGAAAGAGTCAGCAGCCAGTTGGTCGTGTTTGAGTTGGATAGCTTGCTGAGTTTCGCGTAGTAAATCAACTCGGAGACGTAGGATGTGTCGGGTACTGGTAGGACGCGAATCTGTCCACCAATCACGCAAAAATACTTAGGCTGGCCGCTTGACGTGTAGCTGACTTGCAAGTCATCCATCGCGTTGATGCTCTGAAATACCAGCGGGGAGATGGGGTTCGTACCGGTCAGCTTGAACGATTTAGCCTCTAGGTAATCGCTTGGCAGTGCGCTGTACTCGTCGCTGATGGTGGCGTTGGCTCTGACAATCATTTGCCTGGTGCGCAGATCACGCTCCATCTGGGATTCAGCAAGAGAGACAAAGTCGGTGATGGCAGACGTGAGATCGCTACGGTTGAGCCAATCGGCGACCGAGGCTTTCAGTTCAGCGTAGGTGCTAAGTGCCATGCTCTGCCTTTTCCTTCTCGATGTCGCGCATCATCCAGGTGTGGTCGTGCTTGAATTCAAACGTCCCGATGTGGCCGATCTCTTTGCTCACGTCGTGGTCTATGTAGATTTTATACCCTGCCGCCTGCGCCTTCCGGCAGAAGAAGATGTCCTCACCGATGTAGCCGCGCTTGTCGGTGCGCCAAGGAGTCTCGAACCACGGCTCTGTCAGCTTCTCAAATACGTTGCGCTTGATGAGCATTACGCCCATTCCGATGCTGCCAACTTCCTCGATGCCGGTGGATTCGGGCATCGTGTAGACCAATTCGCGCTCGCCATCTGGCCCGTATTTTTGGGCAGTCGGGCCTGTTGGAATTCTACGCCGAGCGCAGTTGGTTGCCACGATGTCCAGGTCATGTTTTAGCAGGCGCTCGACCATGTCCTGCGGGAACGTCATGTCTGAGTCGATGAACAGGATGTGGGTGCAGCCTTCGCGCATCGCATCTAGCGCTAGGTCAGCACGCTGGTTTTGGATTAGCGTGCCCTGCATGATCTTGAGAGACACTGCGTCAGTCGTGTTGAGCGTGTGGTAGCAGACCATATTCACCAGGCAGTAGGTGAAATTGGCGTGGACCATGTCACGCGCTGGGGTGCAGACTGCAATGTAGTTGTTCATACTTGTCCAGGTCTCGTTCTGAAAAATCTGTTGTCGGGGTCATTGAGCCAGCGTTTCATGTACGCCTGATCGTCCAGCTTGCCCTCGGCCTTGAGTTTGTAGTAGACGCCCTCTGGGATGCTGGCGACGTGATGCCACTCGCCACTCCAGCTTGCGCGTTCATCTACCTTATTGAAATCCGCCTTGTTTGCTTCAACAACTGCTGTGACATCCTGCTGAGTCTGAATCGTTGCCTGGCCGGTTTCATCGTTGTAATGCCAAAAGCGGGTAATACCCGCTTCCTTGTTCTCGTCAAATATTTGATTGTTCATGCGTTAAAAAAGGGACCAGGTTTCCCTGATCCCTTCAAGTTGATTACGAAGTAATCAGGTCAGCAGCCAAACCGTGGGCATCTTGGGCTAACGTTTTAAATCCCCACTCGACGAGCAAAAGTCGCTTCTCGGCATCGCCGGTCTTCGCCAGTTCAACTTGCTGGTAAGGACGCAGCACAGTCATCTTGGCGTAGTCTGGGTCAATCACAAATGCGTCGCGCTCACGCTGGAAACGGTTAGCGATAACGCTGACGTTGCCAAAGTCGCTGACGTAGATGTCAACTGCGCCGACCAGAGTCGCAGGCTTGTCACCGCCGTTGATGTTGAAACGGCTGGAGGCGATACCAGAGAAACCAGATACGCGCTGCTTGTTAACAGGACCGCACATCAGAATCTTTGGAGTGCCGCCGGATGTCCACACTTGCTGAATCACATTTTTGAGAATGGTCTCAGTGAAAGTGCGGACGGTTCCATCAGTACGGGCGCTGCTAGGCAAAGTCGTATATGACGGGTTAGTGCCGTCGCTTGCCTTATCAACGTTGGTCTTGATAAACGCTTGAAGTGATGCAGTACCGCGTGCGGTGCTGGTGCTACCGGCAGCAGCCACAGCGCCGTTCAGCATGGTGAACTCTTGGTCTCTTTTTAGCTCGCTCGAACGCTTCGCAATTTGGTAGGCTAATTCTGAGCGACGCCCTGCCTTGTTAACCACCTCTTCAGTCGCGGACAAGATGATGGTCTTGCGCGAAATCTGAGCGTAGTTTTGCAGGCGAACGGTTGCGGTAACAGCGTCAAAAGAGGCAACGTCGTCGCCCTCAATCTGCTTGTTAGCTGCGGCTGCTGCCAGGGTATCGGTCTGCCACTCAAACAGCGAATTGCTAATCGACTCACGGCCAATATTGCTTAAAAATGGTGTTTCTTCCGGTGCAATATTAGTTATGATATTCGAGAGGTCCTCCCGAATACCTTTGGCGTCAAAGGTGGTGAAAGTATTGGTTACGATTGCCATGATGTTCTCACTTTAATAAAAGTTCAATTGCGGAGACCGCGTCTTGGACGCGGCCAGTTTTTGCAAGACGTTGTTTTGCACGCACTGACTCGCTTGTTGTGGAGACTCGACCCGCTGCTCCTGGCTTGGCTGGTCTTGGGCCATTGTTGGTCACCGGCTTGATGTTGCCCCGCTTGGACATCATCTGCTCGTACAGCGCCGCTTTACGCAGCACATTCACGACGCGGTGGTCAAAAATGTTCTTCAGTTCATCAGGCTGGAATCCGGCTTTCTGCCCGAATTCAATGAGTAACGCTTTCTCTGCCTTGGCCTTTGCTGGGTCCTTCCACTCGGGTAGGACTTCCATCAATCTTTCCTGCTCTGTAGCAAGAAACGCCTGCATAGACTGCGCCTGTTCCTGGCGTGAGATTTCTGCAAGTCGCTGCTGTTCACTCTGAATAGCCTCGTACTTGGCCTGGTTCTCACGCACTAACTCTTTCTGCCTCACCCACTCGATGGGGTCCTCTTGATAGAGTCTGTCCCAATCGACTTGAGGCTGTGCCGCCTGCTGAACCTGTTGCTCCAATGCTCCTAACAATTGAGCGTACTGCGCACGCTCGGCGCGGATGGCCTGGCTCTCTTGCTCTACTTGCTTTCGCACCTCGGCAATCTGCTGGGTCTTCCGCGTGTAATCTTGAGTGCGTGAGTAACCTTGTTGGAGTTCGTCAAGCGTTACAGAAACTTCCTTGCCATCTACTTTGACGGTGAAAGTCTGCGGCTCTTCGCTCTCCTCGGATTCCTCATCTTCCTCTGACTGTTCGGTAGGTGTTTCTTCGTCCGATGCGTCTGCATCACCGGACAATTCCTCATCCACCGCCGCCTCAGTTTCCTGAGATAACGCCTCGTCGGTTGACTTTTCTCCCTCTTCGGGAAGTATGGCCGTGAGTGCCTGGACTGCTGCGTCCATGTTGAGTGATTCTGTCATTTATTAACCCGTTCCAGCGCACGCTGCGCCACTTTTGCGTTGTCGATGGTCTTGGTGAGTTCAATCTTTAGGCTGTCTATCGCCTTAATCATGGACCAGGCCATCTCGCGTTTTGCTGTCTCTTCGGGTTTGCTGCTCTTAAAAACCCAGAGCTGATCGTTTTCAACCTTGGTCAGTGCCATGTTGAATGTCTCGTTCTCTAAGAGTTCCTGTGCCTTGCGGCCAGCGCGGATTACTTGTTCTGTCATGCCATTCCAGGTTGGTTGATGGTTGCCTCTCGATTCATGCTGGTGACAGCTTGAATCTCAGCGTTGCTAATTTGTGCGTTGTACTTTAACTCAATTTCGTATTTCTTTAGTAGTCCATCCTGCGCCAGTTGGTCGCGCCGGAAGTCATCGTCGCGAATCATCTGCTCGCGCTTCAGCTCCAACTCGGCCGCCTTCTTCTGGATGTCGGCCTCAATGGACTCTGCCTGCACCTTTGCCAGCACCTCTTCCGGTGTCGGCTTGGGAGGTGGTGGGGCTGGCGGCTGGTAGTCGGCAGGGATGTCGTTGAAGAACTGGCTGGAGTCCTTGAACCCGCTGATTTCCACAATCTTGCGTAGGGTGCTGGCGTACATGGACGGGCTTACCAGCGGGTTCTGTGGTCCGAGCTGGGTCAGCGCTTCCTGCTGCTTGGCGCTAATCATCATCAGAGCCTGCAGGCGCTCGTTCGTGTCGCCGTTGCCCAGGCCGATGTTGATGCTTACGTCCATGTTGGCGTTCCAGGCGCGTGGGTCGATCTCCACAAATTGGTCGCGCAGGCGGATCATGCGGGGCTTGTCCTGGTGCGTCACCATCAGGAATAGGATGCCCTTAAACAGCTTCTTCATGCCCTCGGCCATCATCCGCGCCGTGAGTTCGATGCGGCCCTGGGACGCGCTGATGGTGGCGTTTACTGCTGCCTTGGTGCTGGACTGCAAGGCGTCGGCGTTCAGACCCATTGCGGCCTTGCTCATGCCGGTGCGGTCTTCCTTGATCTGGTCGATGTAGTCCAGCATGGGGAACGCGGCCTGCCCGACAAACGGGCTGGAGAACGGCTGCACCATGCCAGGGGCACGCATACGAATGATCGCGCCCGTCTCGTTGTTCAGCACGTCGTCCATGTTGACCTGTCCCTCGACCACCGCAGTGCGTGGGTGGATGGACTGCGCCAAGGAGTCCAGCGTGTTGCGCAGGATCTCGGACTTGATCTCTTGGATGTCGTGGGTGATGTCGAATATGGACATCGCCTCGATGGGGCTGGTGTGTGGCTCTGGGTCGCAGGGGAAGTCCACGAACGGGATGTAGGACGCCGGTAGGTTACGCACCACCTTGTAGCCGGAACCCATGCAGCAGATTTTGCGCAGCTCGGGGATGCCGTCGCCGTCGTAGTCGATGCGCTCGTACGCCTCGATGTACAGGACGCGGCGCTGCATTGGGTTGGCGCTGTCGGTCTGGCCGACGGCGGTTGCCAGCGGCTGGCGTGCCAGATACTCCTCGTTCTCGTCCAGGTCGGATGCGGTGACGTTGTCCAGCACCTCGTCCTCGTCGTAGCCCATCGCCACCAGCTCGGCGACAGTCGCCATCTTGCGGTGCGCAATCAGGCTGCAATCGTCAAAAGAACGCGCTCGGCGGTCAATTAGCAATTCCTCGGGCGGCACTGCCATGATCTTGATGCGGCCGTCCTTGGTGACGCGCTTAATCTGCACGTCGTGCAGCATGGGTGGCGGCAGGGGCGGCAGCATCTGACCAGTTAACTGGTCAATTTGTGGCTGCATGGGTGGCGCGTCGGGGTCAGGGTAAGAAACCACAATCTTGACCTCGGCCTGCTCCTGCATCAGAATTTGCAGGGTCTGGTCATCCAGGCCAGAGAAGTCGGTAATCTCCACCTTCTCGGAGTCCTCCCACCAGAACTTCGCAATGCCGCACTTCCGGACCAGGCTGTCCTTAAAGATGGCGTAGGTGGTCATAAACCCGTTGTTGTCACGGTTGAATACGAAATTCGCGTAGTCAGTGGCCTGCTTGGCGTGTTCCACGTCTGCCGGTGTCTCGGGGACGTACTCGACGGTGTTCTCGCTGGAGAAAAACACCCGCATCAGGCTTGGCATCATGGCGCTGACGGTGTCGCGCACCTCCATCGCAACCACTTGGGAGCGCCCGTCTTCCTCGTTGCCAAAGGGGTCACCACGGTAGTAGGCGGTTCCCATCGCCCGTACAGGCGATATATCAGAATCTATATAACTGACGGCGTCTGTCAGGTCCTGCCCGATGATTGCCTCCAGTTCGGTGTCATCCATCGGCTCTTGGGCGGCCACGTCGGTGGTCACTGGCATATCGTTCATATTCATACGGGTATCTTTCGTAGTACGACGTACATGGAGTCCACCGCCCGAGGCGTGCGTAACAACTCGTCTAGCCCCAATTCTAGGGTTTTCCCATACTCTGAGAGCTTGTACTCCATGTGCTTGACATCAAACCGGTAATCCTTCCAGCCCAGATACCAGTGCCAGCCGCAGTAGTACACCCAGGAATTCTCGTTAAACGCTCGGACGTGGGTCGGGTCCTGCCAAGCGCCAAGAGACAACTCGTAGGGCACGATGATGTGCATCTCACCACCTTCGGCCAACAGGTCGCGGCAGTTTGTCATGGCCTTGACCAAGTTGGGGATATGCTCCAAAACGTCAAAGGCAATGATTTGCTCAAAGCCTCCGCGCTTGATGGTGACGTACTGCTCTTTCCACCGAACGATGCCGCCAATGTGGAGGTCGGAGATGTCCACTACCCAATCGGCGCCAACATCCGGACGGATGTCAGCGTTGATGGCGTCGTCCCTGTAGTCCTTGCCGGACCCAAGGTTAAGAGTTAAACCAGCGTTTGGCATATTGGGGTCTGTTCTTCATAAGCCAGGGCATCGCCTGGTTGGTTAATGCGTTGGCGTCCACGCCAACAGTCTGGCTGCCGACGTGGTGGACATAGGACGCGCTCACAAAATTCTTGTACCCGAGTGCCTCTAGGTCGGCGCATTGCACGTCATCTGAAAACCAGTTCAGTGGGGGGAATGGGCATTGGGCAAAGGCATCTGCACAAATCCAGGCAAATATGGGCGAGATCACGTCTGTCTGCCGAATCTTCGACTCGGACGTGAACCGGCACATATCGATGGCCTCACCCTCCGGATTCCAGCGAATATTCTGCACCTCACGCGCAGAATCACACCTAGAGGCCACCCATCCAGGGTTCAGATTCAGGTCGCTGATGATGTCCACGTCATCCATCAGGACGCGGTAGCTGGTGGGCGTCAGGACAATATCGTCATTCGCCACCACGACAGAGTCGAAGTCCTTAAGTGCGCAGTTGATGATGTGGTTGTAGTCATCGCCGAAGTTGCTGGGCTGGCCGACCACCTTCACGTCGGCGTCGAACCGGTCCAAAACAGATGCCGGACCGCGCAGATAAACCGGAATCTCGGGGCAGTACTCGCGGATAGACGCCAGCATCACCGCCAGGTTTTTTCCGTGGACGGTGCTGATTGCGATGGGGCTTATCACTTCTTCCCTCCAAAGTACCTAGCGTGCATATCGGGCCTATTTTCGCGCAACCATGCCTCTGAATCCTGTTTGCACTTTTTGAAGTCATATCCAAATGTTTGCGAGCCAACATGGTGGAAATATGCGCGTGACACAAACAATCTAGACTCGTTTTTCAAATATTCCTCGCACTGTACATCATCAGAAAACCAGTCTATTGGCGCAATATCAACCCATGTTGACTTCTGACACCAGGCAAAAATTCCAGCCAGATAATCTGTTTCGACAATAAAGTTTTCGCTCTCATATGCAAGAGAACTTAGGCTGCCAGAACCAGTGCGAATATTCTGGTTTCCCTTTGCGTAGTTGGTCCTTCCTGCCACAAGACCAATCTTGTAGCCCATTGACTTTATGTGGCTCACGTCATCCATCAAGACGCTGTATGTGCTTGGGTTAAGGACTACATCGTCATCAATAGACACAAACTCCTCATGGGTCTCAAATATCTTGTGGGCCATGAAGTTATGTGCAGCGCCTCCAGTTTCATATGTGTGGACAAAGTGATGAACTTTGTGCTTTGGTAGAGACTGCTTGTTTGGGCTGGTTATGAAAACCTCAACATCATCAGGCACATACAACTCAATTGACTTGAGTAGCACCGGCAGGCACTTCTCATTTTTTGAGCATATTCCGATTGGCGTCACTTCGACTTGTTCCTCGCGGATATAGCCTTCGACTTAGCCTTGGCGTCTGCCTTGGATGACGCGCCCCAGGCATTCAGACTCAGCAAGAGCCTGGTCGGTTTCCCGTCCTTCATCTCAGGGCCAGGCATATTGCCCATCCGCGCCAAAAAACTCGCCCGACGCGGGTTGTCGCCGGACTTCACCGGCGGCTTGAGGTTCATGCCCTCGGCCTTGGCGCTGGCGCGACCCTTGGCGTTCAAGCCGCCGGTGGCCGACTTACCCTCCTTGCGCGTCCAGGCCGCTGTCACTTCTTCACCGGCTTGGCCGTCTTGGCCGCCTTGCGGAAGTCGGCTGCGCTGGGAGCTGCCTTTGTGCCAGGCTTGTTCATCTTCTCGCCAGAGCCAGCCTTGATGCGCTTTTGCTTGGCGTTGATGTTTGCGTAGAGTCCAGGCTTCATTCCTCTTCCCCTTCTAGTTCCGTGTCCACATACTCTTCATCGTCTCCACTGCCATCGTTCGGGCCGCCTGTAACCCATGCATCGCACGTTCTACTAGCTGCGCACTTGAAGTCGAAAATCTCGCAATAGCCGAGGTCAGCGAGTCGTATAGTTCCCCAAGGATCTGCTTCATTTCCAATTCCTTTCGCAATGCATTGCTTAATCGAGTCCTGCACGTTGAACGCGGCGCAGTTACCGCATAGGCTCTTCTTTGAATCTTCGATGCTAACGTCCCAGGCGTCAGCCTTCTTACGCCAAAAAGCCTCGTTCGGCAGCTTCGGATTCTCAGGACCGTAACCGGCGGTGGTGATTGCCTTGGCGCGGTTCTTCAGATTCAGCACCACGTCCTGGGTAGGAATAGGGCACTTTGCCACCTCCTTCTCGGAGGTCATCATCTGGTCCATCGCCGCCTGGTACTTGGCGGGTACGTCGCGGGTAGCCATTACATCTTCCCCTTCGGCTTGGACTTGCCAGCTTCGGACAACGCAATAGCAATCGCCTGCTTGGGATTCTTCACCACGCGCTTGGTCATGCCCGAGTGCAGCTTGCCCGACTTGTACTCGCCCATCACCTTGGCAATCTTCTTGGCGGCCTTGTCAATCTTCATGGTTCGCTCCTTCAGTTGGATGCGCAATTATGCAACGCGAGGCAGATTCCTGCGCAGTGGCTTGCTCCAGGACACTTTAGCACCGCCGAATGCACCTATCACCGCGTCGCTGGCAAACGTCAGGCAAAAGGCGTCGGCGCGGTCCGGACTCGGGAAACCCCGCTTTCGGATCTCGTCCTTGCCCTCAATCTGAATCTTGCCGCTGGACGTGAACGAATACCGCACGATGGCCAACTCTGCCACCAGAGCCTCGTCCTTGGGCATCTTGCAGTCCCGACCCTCCAGCCAGGCTTTGGCCTTGTGCCATAGCTCGGCTTTCAGATTCCGGTAGGTCGCGCCCATCGCGGGTGACTCTGAGACGTTGATGCCGCGACAAGGTAGATTCAGCTCCCGCAGCCGGTCAACCACTCCGGCGCCAAGGCCAATGCTGTCCACCAGGATTTCGGTTGGTCTCTCGCTTGGCGGCAGTGCCTCGTACTCGGAGACCACCGCGCCGGTGAGCTGCATCAGGTCCAGGTTCTTCCAGGTCTTGATTGGCTCGGTCACGGCGTTCCCCTTGCGCTTGCAGAGTGCCGACCTGTCCGACCCGAATCGCGCTACGTCCAAACCCCAGACCATCGGAGCTGACTCGCTGGGCTGGACATCCCGCTGCTGCGCCATCTCCAGTAGCTCCATCGGGATGACAGTATCGTCATCTGACCTGGGGAACTCGCCCAGCACCCTGATCCGGTAGGCGTTTGACTCCTCGCCGTAACGCGCCGCCATCTCCCCGAGGTACGCCTCTGAGACGCGGGGAGAGTCGGCGCACGACACCTTCATCGTGATCCAGTCATCCTTGAGCCGGTTGTGGGTGTCGTAAAAGAAACCGGTGGAGCGCACAGGGTTACCGAGCAGCAGGGTGACCGCCTTGTGTCCGGACATTGAACCGGCGGCAGCCTCAAACACCGCCTCGGGGATACCGGACGCCTCGTCGGCCACCAGCATGACGTTGTCGCTGTGGACGCCTTGGAGTGCTTCGGGCTGCTCGGCGCGGCTGGTCCTGGCCGAGATGAACGCCTCGTTGGGCGCTTCCTTCACCTCAACTCTGTCCTGCTTCACGTCTAGCTGGTCGGCCAGCATGGGCGGTAGCTGCTTAACCCACCGCTTCAGTTCCGCGAACAGGGCGTCGTAAAGTTGGCTTGACGTTGGCGCTGTAACGACAATCTTCACAGGGAACCGCAGGAACAGATACCACAGCATCGCCCAGGCGCTGGCGGTTGACTTGCCAACGCCGTGGCCGGAGCGTACGCTAATGCGTCGGTTTCCAGCCGCGATGTGATTCAGGAACTCTACTTGCCAGACATCCGGCTCGGTGTTCAGCACCTCCCTGACGAACAGCACTGGGTCGTTTCGGTAGCGCAGGGCGAACTCGATAAACGGGTTCTCGGAATTCTCAGAATTTTTTTTGGAAGACATAGGGCGTTACCAGGTGGGTGGGTAGGGGGTCAGTGGGTTCGTGGGTTCGGTAGGTGTTTAGGTACTGCCACAACCGCCCCGCCGCCACGCGCCCCACGGGGGGGGGTCGGCGCGGTCCGTGGCCAGGACGCCAGCCTGTGGACAACTCAGCACGTGCTGCTCTGCCTATGGCGCGACGCTATGGTGCGCGTAACCCGTTGATTCCATTGAACATTGTCCCGATAACGCGAACAATATACAAATAACGCAATAGATACAGTGTCCATTATGTGAACTTAGAAGTGCTGTTTATGCGTGTTTCTGCCTAATCGTTGGGCAGTTGCACCTGTTCTGTGGATATCTTTTGCATCCGGTCTGTGGATAACTCCTCAACCACCTCGACGTGGCGCAGAGCCTCCATGCGTAAACCTTGGATGCTGATGTTCACCGACTGCGCCTTGTCAGTGCCGTACGTCTTGCGATCCCAGCGTTCCGCCAGCCATTGCCGCGTCCGGATGCGCTGCACGTCGCGCTGCGCGTTGTCGACGTCCATGCCGTCCGCGATGGCGAGCGTCTCGCAAGCGAGATGCGAGGCAGCTTCCACCCGCGCGCGTGTAATTATAGAATGATAATCATTCTCATCTATCCACCTATCGAGCGCACGCCGTCCGATTCCCAGGCCGCGGCATATTTCTGCCTTACTGCGACCCTCCTCAAACATCGACAGCACAAGCTCCGCGTCTAAGTCCTCAAGCAGCGCGAGGTCTGCCTTCACCTTCGGATTCCCTGGCATTACAAAGCCCTCCAAGCGTTTTTCGTAGTCTCAAGCACCCTACGCACCACCTCATCCCACAAATCACTTCCTGCGCTCATTCTTGTCCCTTTCTGCTGCCTTCGTATCAAACATCTTCCCACCCTTGAACGGCTTGCTGATGTCGATGTCGTTCTCCATGTCCTCAAACCCGCTGGATCCTTGAGGCTGAATAGGAATCATTCTCGTTCCAGGTATCGCCGCCTTGATCTCCCTTACCTGAGTAAGAGTCTTACTGTTCATTACCACCTCAAGCTCTTCAAGCGTCCAGACCGAGCGATTAACTGGCAGCTTGTGGAACTGGTCGTACCAGGTCGCCATCTGTTTGTCCCTGACGATGACCATTAGGCTGCCATCAGCCATCTTGTATTCCATGCAATCGATTTTAGGCATCTGCTCTATGCCTGCCTCAGTCGCCCACCTGGTAAGCGCCTTGTAGGCCGCGATCATTCCCTTGATGGCCTTCTCCAACCGTTCCTCGTCACGCGCCTTGCTGGCCTCCCAGATGCG